GGAGGGCCAATCGTTGGCCATTTCGTTGGCAGCCCAACTCACCTAGCAACCTAAAGCCTTGATTTGAATGGTCGGAGCGGCGAGATTCGAACTCGCGACCCCTTGCTCCCGAAGCAACCGAGTCAGCATTAAAACCGCGATTTATCGGGCTTTCTCGTGCACTTGACGCCAACGAAACGCGGGCCGAATCGTCTCAATCGTTGGCATTCGTTGGCGAGCGGCCCATCAGCCGATCAAGATCGGCGTCGGTGTCGCCCGGCTCGAGCATCTCGCACTCGATGCCCCGCATCTGTCTCACGTCCTGCGGATACTCCCGGCACACCTGCGGCCGGGTGTCGTAGATGGTGCAGGTGTAGCGATCCGTCCCACGGAGCTTGCGGACAAAGGGGCAGCGCCTGACCTCGTGGCCCGCCTTGGTGAACCAGGCATCCGCCCAAGGGTCGGCCTTGGACACCCCCATCACCTCGATATGCGCCAGGATGTCATATCGCCGCTGCCGCCGCCAGCGCTTCACGTCCTCGCCGTCGATTTGCAGCGTGTTCATGTAGCGGTCGTATAGGCAGCACTTGCCGCATTGCGTGCACGGTTTCATCTCGCCGTCGCCTTGGCCATGTGGTCCGGGTGGTGATGCCCATATACCCTGTCAAACATCTCGACGGACATCCCCACGAACCCCGCCGCCTCGGCGATCGGAACGCCTCGATGCATGAGCCAGGTGCAGCAGGTGTGCCGGAGGGTGTGTGGTGTCACGTCGGCGGACAGCCCGGCTCGAGCCCTGGCGCTGGCCCAGCTCGTCTTGATCGAGCGCGAGGCTGCCCCGTGCAGGTGGCACACGTCGGCCCAGCCCCTAGCGAGGTCGCCGGCGGCCCATCTGCGCAGGTGAGGCATGAGGCCATCCGGGATCCGGCAGGGCGTCCGGCGCTTCGCCGTGGCTTCCTCGGCCCGCCCCATGCGGTGCATCACCCCGGCGTCGAGGTCAAAATATCCCGTGGTCAAGCTCGGCGTCCATTTGAGCCGGACAATCGCGTCCTTCCGGGTGCCCGTATACAACCCGATTAGGATGAAGCGGGCGAGCCGGGGATGGCTGCGGGCGGCCCACAGCAGGCGGGCTGCCTCCGAGCGGGTAAGCCAGCGGTCGCGCGGCTCGCCCTTGGCTGGCATGGTGAGGCTCGGCACGGCAGACAGTGGGCCATACTCCCGATGGAAATAGTTGATCGCGGCTCTTAGCGTTTTGAGGTCGTGCCGGGCGGTCTGGTCCGACACCCCACGCTTGCAGCGCCAGTCCACATACTCTCGGCAGCTCTGGCCCCGGATCTCAGCCAAAGTCTTGGCGCCCCACCAGTCGATGATTGGGTTCGCAGTGTGTAGCAGAAACTCAGGGTTCTTCACATGCGGCGCATGCTCTTTGAGGTAGACGGTCATCACGTCGGCGATGAGGATGCGGTCGAGCGCGCTTTCTCGCGTCGGCGGGTGGTACTTGTCCGCGATGTAGCGGCCAAGTGCTCTCTCAGCGCCTGCACGGTCGCTTTCGCTGCAGCCTGTGCTGTGCTGGCGTCCGGCGTCGAGGATGAGCCATGTGGGCTCCCTCCCTGGCCTGCGGTGGAGCCACAACCTAGGCCCCTTTGAGCGGCGCGGCATCGCTCGATCATCTCCCCTAAATCCGACTCCGTGACGTAATCCTTGCCGGCCACGCGGGTAAGATGCAACCGGCCCTTGCGCGCTTCTGTGCGCAATGCGCGCGCCGTGACATTGCCGAGCCGAGCCGCGGCTTCCTGCAGGGTCAGCAGGGTGGGGATGCTCATTTGCCGCCTCCCGGAGGAGGAGGAAGGGGCAGCCAGTGGGTGGGCTTGTGAGCGCCGCCGTCCATGATCGCATTAGTGCCGTTGGTTTCGTCGAGCACCACCCACGGAAACAGCTTGTCAGATTGTGCTTTGTACACTCGTTGGGCGTTTCCCCAGTAAGCCGCCCTAACGCCCTTGTGATTTGTTAGCAGGATGATCGTCCCATCCTTCGGCGCCGTCTCGATCGGCTGCCATTGAAACACTGTCGCAATAGCCGCGTCGGCTGCGTCGAAATAATTTTCGCGCGTCATCACCATCTGATCAAGCAGATCGTGGCCTAGTTCTGCTTCGCAAATGGCTCGCGCAACTCTCTCTCTTAGATCGCTCATTCTGCGCCTCCCCTCAACACGCGCGTCTGGCCGGCCGCGTGCTCTGCCTCTGCTTCTTTCACTAGCCAATCGAGCCGGCCTGCTTTTTCGTCGCGCTCTATCTGGGCATCCCATGCCCGTTCCTGCGCCTCGTTGACCGACCGGGCGGCGAAAATAGCCATCACGATTGCACCCAGCACGAACCCGATAGTCAGTGCCGCATAGATCCAGAGCCAACTCATGACGTACCCCGCTACTCGTTGAATTGTCGGCCCCATTGCTGGGACTTTGGACGGGTCGGAAATGGACGCTTCTTTCTCACACCGATACGCTTCTCGAAAATGCGCTGCGACTTTGCCAGTTCTGGAATGTCCTTTTCCTCGGTCAACCGGCGGTGGCATTTCTTCGACATCACCATGCAATTATCGAGGTCGTTCGATCCGCCAAGGGATGCCGCGACAATGTGATGATATTCGACCAGCCCAATTATTTTGAGACCGCAGCCGCATTCGCAGATGCCCTTGGAGCGCTGATGCGCCGCGATCTTGGTTTGCTTCGTAAATTCTTGTCGAGTCATAGCGATTTGGCCGTCTGCCGCAGATATTTCATCAACTCGTCGATCGCATCCTCATTCAAAAGGATGATCTGCGGCTCTGGGCTGTCTTCGTCGTCGTCAAGTGCGATCGATAACGCAACGCACTGTCCCAATTCGTGATCGCAAATCCCGAGGTGATATATGCCAAGGGTCGCTTCCGTGTGGGTATTGTGCCAGTCGATATCGTCCCAATCGATTTTTACGTCGGCTACTTTGCTCATGTCGATGACCTCGCCATTTTGCGCTCACTCATCGCCTGCCACTCGCGCCGATCCTGTCGCCGCTCGCGCATGCGTAGGTAATCCATTCTGGCCCTGAGCACGTTCGCGTTTCGCTTGGCGTCTGATGCCTTCTGCACGTGCTCGCGATACTCGGGCGAGACCTTTGCAACCTTCTCCGCCTTTGACGCCGGCACGCCGGCATCGATGTGCTTCAACTCGATCTCGGCGCGTATCGATGTGGTCGTGCTGTCAAGCATGTAGAACGCCGCGTCGGCGTCGGCCCATTCTTCAGCTACAAGACGAAACCGCTCGGCGATGTCCTGCTCTCTCGCCGGCATCTCGCTCACAGATGCGCGCGCGCGCTCGGAGATGGTCATGTCTCAGCCCTCCGATCAGCACCAGGGCCGGCGCTCCCCACCGTCGCTACCCCCGCAGCTCGCGATGCCTCACGCGCCGGCCCTGGATTCTTGAATCGGTCCATTTCGAATATGATCTCTCGCAGCGTCGGGTGTGGCCCCTGCCAGCCCATGTGCTCGCAGCAGCGGTGCATGACGACGGCGGCGGGAAGACCTTGCCGAGACCACAACCGGATCATGTGCAGGTTGGACCACGAGCGTTCCATGACGATTACTCCGCTGCTAAAGGCTGCCGATACCGGGCGACAAGCTCGGCGCAAGTCTGCTCGACCTCGCGTAGGAACGTCGCGATCTGCGCCTCGAGCTCGTCGATCATCTCGTCGTCGCGCTTCACGCGCGCCACGAACATCTGCATCTCGGCGGGCATGCGTGGATCATAGGACACCCAATCGACCCACTGCCGGCCGGTGCAGGCCATCTGCCATTGCATCTGTTTAAGATAGCGCGGATCGGGCTGCATCCCGCGCAACGTCTCGATGTGCGTGGCCGTGTTCGGACATTTGATCTCGAGCAGGCCATCGGCACCGATCAGGCCATCCGGCGAGGCCACGGCCATGTCAATCTTAGGGTGGAGAACAAGCCCGACTTGATCGACCTTCGTCCCGTGCACGAACTCATAGAACGAGCGCGCTTCCGGCTCCCTCTCAGTTCCCCAGCGCATCGCGTCGTTGACGAACGAATCCTGAAACGCGCCGGTCAGCCGTTCTGCGACAAGACGGGCCGCCAGATTGGCCCTGGACGCCCCCCAGCCGGTTTTCGTGCGTGCCGTGGCATCGGCCACCATCGACGCGCCGACCTTGCCAAGCCGCGCGAGCTTCCATTCCTCCGAGCCTTGCTCGACATCAACCACGCGCATTGGCCTTCCTCACGTGTGCGAGCTTTGCCGTGAGCCTTGTCTTGATCTCGTCCCGCTGCTTGCCGGTCAGATCGTCAAGTGCCTCGACCGAGTAATGCGCGAGAACGTCGACTTTCTTGACGCCGGTATCGGCGATCAGCTTTTCGATTTCGTCGAGCGTGGCTGTCGCCGGTTTTTCGCCGCCGGCTTGGCCGTCGTCGTCCTCGCCGCGAGCCACAATGTTCAGCAGTGCGAACGCCGTGTATCGCTTGCCGTAGCTGACGCTCGAGCCCCAGCCTTGCATGTTGTTCTTGGCGCCGCTGTCGTCGATCGGCAGAGACATCGAGGTCTCCTCGCAATGGCCGGCCTTGTGGCCAAGAACGGCCGCCACTTCGACGCGCGCCTCCTGCTTGATACGAAACGACAAGGCGAAGCCGTGCTTAGCCAGGATCGGTGTGATCGCTTCGACAACGTCTTCCCACTTGGCATACTTGGTCGCTTTTGCAGCCTGCCTCTGGCCCTTGTCGTCGCGTTTGCTACGGTCGATCTCGCCGCGCTTGTCGACAACTGGCAGCTCCGGCTGCATGTCAGCCAACGCGGCGAGATAGAATACCTTTGCCCGTCGCGCCTCGGCAGCGATGTGCATCTGATAGAGCCGCTCCATCTTGTCGATATCAACCGATGGATCACGGGCCGCGCGCTCGATCATGCTGATCAGCGCTCCGGTGCCGTCCTGCTGGGCTGGCGCTGGCGCTTGCACTTCAGCAGGCGTGATTTTAGCCACCTCACTCATCGCTGACCCCCATCTGTTTGAGCGCTTCCACGGCGCGGGCGTATTGGTCTCGGCTCTGTGTCGTGTCCCGCATGAGGCGCAGGGCCTCAATGGCCGTGGCGTTCGGGACCGGCGGGGCGATGCGCACGACCGTTTCGATCCTGCCGGGCGCGCTCATGCGCTTTCGCAGTTCGTCGAAAAATTCCTGGGTCATCTTCATTCTGGTTGTCCCTTCTTCGTCACTGCAAAGCCGGTGCGCGCCGCCACCAGAGCGAGGCCAGCGACGATGAGATAGAGCCCGATGATCTGCCACGTGGTCATGTTTCACCTCGGGCCTTCTTGAGGGCGGCAAGGCCCTTTTCGATCACGCATTCACCATCGTCGGGACCACCTCTGTCGCACAGGTCTCGAAGCGCCTCGTACAGGTCCGGCGCTGCCGCGATCAGGGCGGCGTCGTGCTCATCGATGCAGCCACTGACACTCATGTATCGGCCGCTTGAGTGAGTGCCGAAAACGCCGCCGCCCATCTCGTTGAGCATCACTCCAATTGTGTGATGGGTGCCGGTTTCCTTTGTCGCGCGGCGCTCAACGAGCCAAGGCCCCGGCGTGAATTTCGTCTCTCTCATGCCGCTACCTCGCCGCGATCGGGACCAGAGTCCACAGAACGGCCAGACCTGCCGCCAGAACGCTGAATATGATGAAGGGCAGATTGGTATGCCCTGACGGCGCGGCGGGTGCGCTTCGCTTGGTTTGCGAGTTTTGATCGCAGTTCGGCGTTTTTGCGTTTGAGTTCGGCACTTTTAGCCTCCGGATCGATTACGTATTCGCGGCGCTTTTGCATTTCGGCCAGGATCGCGCGGCCGGCTTCATATCCGCAGCAATATTGCCTCCCGCCGTCTGCTGGGATTGGATGGCCATCTAATGCCGCCCACATTCCCCGCTCAAACTCGACCCACTGATGCAACATGATTACCCTCACATCGGGGATGGCGCGGCCGGGTTAGAATGCAACGTCCAGCCCCCGGCCGCGCCTCGCGCTCGGACGCCCCGCAACGCCCGATGGAGACGGCTGGACGTATCTGCTATGCGACGCGGCGCTGACGGCCGGCGTGGCGAAACCTGCGGTCGGTGTAGTCGGGCAGCTCGACCTCGATCAGGTCGGATATCCCGCAAATCTCCCGGATGTGGTCGGCGCAGCGCTTCACGGCCTCGCGCGCTTCCTGAAAAATGATGCTTTTGTCCCCGGTCGAGTCCCGACTGATCTTGATCGACGGCGGGGGCTTGATGACGCTGGAAGTCCAAGCGCGCAGGTCCAAGCGGATCAGGTCGCAGTGCTCGTCCACTACGATCCGGCAGTGTTGCTCGGCATAGCCGACGATCAAACCGTCGACGACCATTGCAAGCTCCAGCTCATAATCGGTGACGTACATCGGTCTCTCCCTCTGTCACCAGCCGCCGCTATCCGGGACCATTCCCTTGGGCTCGAGGCGACGAGCCGGGCGGCTGGTGATGCAGGGACAATGCTTGGGAATTCCCAAATCGTCAAGCAAAAAAATTGGTAATTCCCAAACCGGCTGTGGATAGCCGTTCAGGTCTGGCCGCGCAGGATCATTTGGATTGGCGCCACCCAATCAATCGTAGCGCCTTCAATGTCTTCAACATTTCGATCGAGCGACCGCAGCGTGTAGCGGCCCGCCGACGCGCCGCGGTGCAACGTCCGGATAAGTTGCTCCCCCGTCGCCAGCCTGATGATGCAGTCGTCGCCGATGTGATTGTCGACGTGGCGCCCGACAGACTTAGGCCCGCAAACGACATCGCCACGTCGGTAGACCGGCTGTAAGTCATTGGTTTCTATTACAAGAGTGACGAGGTCTTGCGTTAGCACACGCAGCGTAATCGCCTGACCGTTCGCAACGGTCGTGTCGGTCCACATGTCGCCCCCCCCCAACTCGGCCTAGCACCTGTAGTTGAGGCGCATTATTTGCGGAGGGCTCTAACAAGTCAATGAGTCGCACCCCTAGTGCTGATGCCAGCTTGGCCAGATTCGCGATGGACGGGGTTTGCCCCCGCTTCAGGAGGTCGTGAACCATCGTAGCGTTCACGCCCGCGCGCCGAGTCAGCTCGGCAGGGGTAATTCCTCTGTCGGCCATAGCCTGCTCAAGCCGTTTTTTCCACGCAGCGTCCATTCCGTGGTTTACCCAATCCACAAGCCTGTGTGTGCGCGGTAATTCCCACTTGCTTGCTTGGGAATTCCCAACTACAACGTTTGGCATGACGATACGCGATCAACTCCTGGCCGAAATCGAAGAGTTTCTGACCCGCCATGGAATCTCCGCCAGCCGGTTTGGACGCCTCGCCGCGAACGACACCGCTTTGGTCTCGCGCATGAGGGCTGGCACAGCCGTCCGCATCGATACGGCGGACCGGCTGCGTCAGTTTATGGCCGAGTACCGCCCTTCCCTGAGCACGGCGGGAAACGACCGCGTCGCCGCCTAGCTGAGTAGCGTCCCCGTATCCGTTGCGTCCTGCGTCCCTTGTGCCCAACTGGCCGGGCTTTGGCCCGGTCTCTTTGGGCCGAAAACGATGAAGCCTCGAGCTGCTGTAACAGCCCGAGGCCCCTGGTTTGAGGTCGGTAGTAGCCGAGGCTCAACCGTTGAACGCGCCGATAGGAGGTCGGCGAACAGATGAAGATTATACTTGACAGGATACGGGTTTGCAACACCGAGCCCGAGCCGGACATGCTCATAATCCACTGCCCGCGATCGATGACCACCTCGCCTTGGGGCGAATGGGCAGCGGCAACAGCCGAGTGGCTGGAGTCTAAGGGGTGGATCAGACATCGCGAGTGCGACGCGGTGCACATCATTTGTCCCGGTCACCCGGCGAGGCTGCAATGAGCGAGATCAGCGACCTCGAGGCCACGGTCAACACGCCCTGGCCCAAACGCACGCCCAAAGGCCCGCGCGGCATGGCCAACGCCCAACGCCGGCAGGCCCGGTCACTGGAGACGCGGGCCCGCCAGCTATTCCAGAGCAAGGGCCGCGAGCCGTCCTTGCCTCAGTTCAAGTGTCTTGAAGATTAGCGAAAGAAAAGAGGCCGGCGCCTGCAAGCTAAACCGGCCTCAAATCACTACAGCGAGGAAATCATGCCAGATACCGACGAAGCAGTCAAAGAAATTATCGAACCCGATCCGGAGGATATGGGGTATTGCTCAGTCTGCGACGTGGAAATCTCCATTCCAGACGCACCAAATCATCTTTGTGCGCATTGCCGGAATGACGAGGTGGCGTCGTGAGCATGCAAGCGATCAACTACGCGATGACGCTGCCGGTCGATGAGCCCGGCCCGCGCCTTCTGCTGATCGTCGTCGCGCATCATGTTAACTGGCAGACTGGCACCATGTACGTCAGCCAGGACGTTCTTGCCAAGGAGGTGCGGGCGTCAAAGCGCAGCGTCCAGCGCTGGCTTTTGCAGCTTGAAGAGGGCGATTACATTTCGCGTTCTAAACAACGCGGCGCTGACGGTCATCAGGGCGTGGATGCCATTGAACTGTTGGGGTATCTCGAATGGCAAAACGTCATCAACAACGGCGGTACTCTGCCCAACCCCGAGACGCGCGGAAAGCCTATCAAATCCCAGGGCGACAAATTGGCCACCGGGCAAATTCCAGGGCGACAAACTGAGGCTTCCAGGGCGACAAATCAGGTAGTCCAGGGCGACACACGTGTCGCCCATAATAGAAACCCTTATTTAACCATAGATAACCTTAGCGCGGACGTGCGCGCGAGCGAAGGCGCTCGCACTCCCGCGCCAAAAAAGCACCTCCCCCAATTTGTCATCACGCCTGCCGATAGCTCCTGGGGCCATTGGGTCGCGTGGCTGACCGACAACGACCGTCGCGACCTCGTTCTAGCGGCTCAAGAGGCTCGGCAGATGGTGACCGCGTCTAGGTGGCCATCTGACAATTCACCGTTGCCCAGCGTCGACGGTCGGCCCGCGCTCGAGAAGCGCAAGCGCGGGGAGGCGGCATGACCCCTACTCCACTCGACCTCGCCCGGGAGCTTACCCTGCTCAAGGCGTACCGCCCTCGCAAGCGCAGATCAAAGCGGTCCATGAAATCTCGACGGGCTCGCATCGTGAAGCAGATCCGCAAGGCGGTTGCAGGGGGAAGGCAATGACCGACAAAGAATTTAGAGAGAAGCTGATCGACGCACTGCGGTTCATCGGCGGCGGAGAACTAAGCGGGCCGTCTGGCCTTGAAGGCTTGGCAATGGCGATGGCCGGCAAGGATTTCATCACGCGCGAAAACGATATTACCAGCGCTCTTTATGCCATTGCTGGCGCTTTAGAACGGATCGCGGATCATCTCGAAGCCGAGGGCAAATTATGATCCCTGCAACAGTCTACCTCCGCTACGTGACCCACGAAGACGTTCCGGCATTCGAGGCCAAGGGCTGGCGCAAGCATTCAGACATGCAGCGTCACCATGGCCACTACTCAATTCTGATGATCTGGGAGGGCGACGGTGAGCCGGCTTGAGATCATCGGCGATTGCACGCTGTACCTGGGCGACTGCAGGGAAATCCTGCCGACGCTCGGCAAGGTCGATGCCGTTGTGACTGATCCGCCTTATGGGATTGGCATGGACGGTGGAAAAATCGGCAAAGCAGTTTACGAGCAAGCAGACTGGGACAAAGCCCCAGCCGACGTTGCCCCGGTTCTGGGGCTAGATGTCCCGTCGATTATCTGGGGCGGGAATTACTTCAATGTGCCGCCGTCAAGTAATTGGATCGTGTGGGACAAGCAAAACGATCCAACAACGTTTGCGGATTGCGAGTTGGCGTGGACGAATCTGGCCGGAGCCGTCCGCGTGTTCCGATGGTTGTGGTCAGGTCCTTATCAGAAGAAGAAAGAGATGCGTTTCGGGCATCCGACGCAAAAGCCACTCGAATTAATGCAGTGGTGCATTGAGCGGCTACCAGAACCTAGCTACACCATCCTAGATCCTTTCATGGGCTCTGGCACCACTGGCGTTGCCTGCGTCAAGCTAGGCCGCAAGTTCATCGGTATTGAAATTGAAGAGCGTTATTTCACGATTGCTTGCCGTCGTATCGAAGCCGCCTACGCTCAGCCTGATTTTTTCGTCTCCCCGCCAGCCCCGAAAGCCGAGCAGCTTGGCCTTGGCCTGGAGGCCGCAGAATGATCCCCGCCCCTGCGATCCAAATCGCACTCGCATTCGACAAGGCAGTGGAGAGGACCATGGCTAAAGCCCCCACACTAGTTCGGCGTGGCATCCCCATAGGCGGCTCATTCAAGGCCACCGACACCGGGAAAGTCGAGCCCAAGCCCAAGCGCGCCAAGCTCTCTCCGCCGGCTCAGTACGCAGCGAAGAACAAGCGCAAGTGGAGGGCTGCGAAGTGAAGCTCGATAGAGTGCGCAGACCGTCAGCCTTCGATGATTTCCCCAAGACGACACCAGACAAGATCATCTGACCACGAGTGCCCGCGTATCGAACGGGACACCATGAGCATGAACGACGTTTTAACCGCCTTCCACATCGCCCCACAGCGGGAGTTCAAAGCCGCTCGCGAGTGTGAGCGCGCCGGCATTGGCTACGAGCTGCCAACGGAGACCGTTACGACCCGCCGCGCCGGCAGTCGCAAGCCAGTAGATCGCACCGTGCCGGCAATCCGGGGCTATCTCCCGGCGGAAGGCAAGCCCCATGACGCCCGCTACATCGGCCGGGCGGTTGGGCCAGTGCTGCGCCGTGATATGATCCGCGTCGCTACCCATCTCGACCGCGTCCAGGGGCGCCGCTGCGACAATCCTTTCAGTGTCGGCCAGTCCGTCTATCGTGGCGAGGTGCCGGGGACTGTGGTCGACCGCAATGGCGAAACGTGTTGGTTTGCATGGACTATGCTTGGCAAGCAACACGTCCGCCCCGTCCACTACAAGCAATTGCGCCCTGGTTGACTACGTGGCGGAAATACGGCATAACGCGCAGTGACGGACGCCCGCGCCTTGTCATCAGTGTGCGGACCCAGGCATCTCCCGCAGCATCCGAGCGGTTGAGAGTAAAGCCAGCCAATTCCAGCATTGCGCCCGAAGCACCAAGGCGGCTCCACACCAGGGCCGCCCTATTCGCGCATCGACGCCACTCACCCACGGTACGCTTACCGAGACCCCCTGACCGGATTGCACATCAGCCGGCCTGCCGCACGCACCGGACACACCCAACGTCGACCGGTCAGGGGAAACTACCGCAGCCAGCAAAAAAGGACCACGCACGATGCGGAAAGTTGCGATATTTGCCGCGCTGGTCGCGCTGGTCTCCCCCGCCGCCGCTGCCGACAAGGGCGGGCCTCCGGCTACGCTCGAGCAGATCATCAACGCTCCAGCCCCATCCGCGTTGCGTGGCTGCTATGTGGAGGCCGGGCTCGCCGGCACGTTTCTCGCCGCTGGCGACCGCACGGCCAATGGCGCCCTCGGCGGTGGCTGCAACATCAAGATCGACCGCGCATTCATCGGCGCCAACATTCGCGGGTTCTTTGGTGAGGCCGAGACCCGCGGCGGCTCGCTCGGCGCCCGGCTTGGCTTTGCCCTCAATCCCAACGTGGACCTCTACGGCTTGGTGGACTGGCGTGCCCAAGACTTCAAGCTCGGCACCGCCGGCCAGCTCTACGTTGGCGGAGGTCTGGAGACTACCGTTTTCGTCGAGGGACTGTCTGCATTCGCCGAAGGATCATTCGCCGTCAGCAAGTGGGGCGCCGCCACCAAGGATGACTTTGCCACCATCATCGGCCTGAGATGGCGTTTCCGGTGAGCCTCGTCATCCTCTGGATCGTGTTCATCCTGCTAGTCCATTTCGTCGCGACTGCCAACGCTGTCACTCTGGACGACTGACATGAACGCCGCCACCATCAAATCCTCGCTGCTCCAGATCGCCGGCACAATCAGCCACTGGTGCGTCTGGTGGGCAAAGCTCGTGCTCGCCATCGGCCTGGCCTACGCGGCTTCCCGGATGTTCTCGCTCGGCTGGATCAGCATCGACGCCGTCCGCATCCCCATTCCCCGCGTCACTGCCGAGCCGCTGCAGCTCTTGTATCTGGCCGGCGCTGTATGGGCCCTCAAGTAATTGCCGCCCGCACCCGTGAGCGTATCACTCAATGGAGGCTCACCCGTGAAGCAGATCATGAAAGACCTGTTCGGAGACCTCAGCCCGTGGGGCCGCCTCTGGCTCTACTTCGGCGTCTTCGCCCTCATTGCAGCGTCGTGGATGTCCTTCATGGTCGGGCTCAAGATGACGCTCGCTCATGCCCTGTTCCTCGTGATTCTGTCGTTCGTCGCGGCGTTCCTGCCCGTCACGGCTGAGTTCATGTGGCAGCGCGGCCGAAAAGTCATGGCCGTCGTGCTCGGCGCCCTCTGCATCCCGCTGCTCGCCATCGAGTTTGGCCAGCATGCAGCCTACACCGCCGGCATTCGCGGCCATGACCTCGCCGTCACCCGAGTGCAGAACGTCAAGCACAAGGGCGCACAGGACAACGTCGATGAACTGCGAAGCCAAATCGCCTTCTGGAACAAGCGCCGCGCCGACCTGATCCAGCAGAACGGGTGGACCGCATCCGTGACGGCCGATGCACTCCGCGCCCGTATGGCCAGCCTCAACCTCGCGATCGATCAGGAAGCCGCCCGTGGTGGCTGCAAGCAGCGCTGCCTCGCCCGCACTCAAGAGCGCGACGAGGTCGCCTCTCGCATTGCCGTGCTCGAGGAAACCAAAGGGCTAGACGATCGGATCAAGCACGCTACGGCCAAGGTCGAGGAGTTGCGCGGAAAGGCGGCAACGGTCGAGTTCAAGTCGAGCCAGACCGAGCACATGAACGCCTTCCTCTCCAAGGCGGTCGCCTTTTTCGGGCAAGGCGAGCTTCAGCCCGACGCGAGGACAGAGGAAGGCACGCAGCTTTCCGCTAATCTCGCCATGGCACTCGCCGGCACTGGCCTTCCCGCGCTGTGTTTCTTCGCCGCCGGCTTGTTCCGCCGCAAGGACGACGAGTCCACCAGCAGTGTTGCACGTGAAACAGCCAACACCACAGCAACAGTCGCCAAGACTGAGCACATGAGCCTCGGCGATGCTGCTGCACTCATGGCGAACATGAAGGCCACGGCATGACTCGTCTGTTTCCTTTGCCCAAAACCGTGCTGGAGCGCTGGAACGGCATGAGGGCAGCCCTTGATGCAGCAGCGTCCCCCTTCACCGGCAAGCCCGCGCTGCCTCTGTCCGTCATGTACCTGCACGAAATAACTGGCGCAGAAGAGGCCCTAGACCGCGCAATGAGCGAGGTACGCAAGACGGTGCCTGAAATCCCGATTCGTGGCGCGTTCGTTCTCAAAAACGGCGAGCCCATGTGCGAGGTCACTTGGTGGCAATCGGTAGGGAAGGCCACGTCTACTACAGAAGTCACAACTTGAATTCATGAAACGAAAATCAAGATAATCAAGATGCACGGTGGAAAGCGGACAGGGGCCGGACGGCGAAGAGGATCGACCAACACCAAGACCGCAATCGAGCGTGCTGCGGTGCGTGAGAAGGTGGAGGCGATCAAGAGCGAGGGCGATCTTCCGTTGGACGTGCTGCTGCGGATCATGCGCACGTCCAAGGACGAGACCGTCATCATCGACTGCGCCAAGGCGGCGGCCCCGTACATCCATCCCAAGCTCGCATCTGTCGAGCACAAGGGCGACCCTGACAACCCGCTCGGCATCATGATCGCAACCGGCGTCCCGAATGCAACGGCAGACGACACAGACGACCGGCCGCAGGCTCATTGATCTGGGCTATCGGCCCCGAGAGCAGTTCATCGAGTTTCATCGGCGCCGGCAGAGATGGGCGTGTCTCGTCGCCCACCGACGCGCTGGAAAGACCGTCGCTTGCGTGATGGACCTCGTCGATAAGGCTCTCAGGTGCCAGCAGAAGGATGGCCGCTTTGCCTACGTCGCCCCGCATTGGAACCAGGCCAAGGACGTTGCCTGGCTTTATGTGAAGAGGTTCACGGCGCCGATCCCCGGTGTAAGGCTCAACGAGAGTGAATTGTTCGTCGAGTTTGAGCACAACAAGGCGCGCGTTCGATTGGCCGGCGCCGACAATTACGACCGGCTCCGCGGCGCGTATCTCGACGGAGTGATACTCGACGAGTACGGCGACATGCACCCGGCTGCATGGCCAGAGGTCATTCGCCCCATGCTCGCAGATCGTAAGGGCTGGGCCACGTTCATAGGCACACCCAAAGGGCGCAACGACTTTTTCGATGTGTGGGAGCGCGCAAAGTCGTCGACTGACTGGTTTCGCCTGATGCTTCGAGGTTCGGATAGCGGCATTATCGACGACGACGAATTGCAGGGCATTCGCGCCGAGCTATCGCCTGAACAATACGAGCAGGAAATCGAGTGCAACTTTAACGCGGCGATCCTCGGCGCCTACTACGGCAAAGAGATCGTGGAAGCCGAGCGCGCCAACCGCGTGCGGCCGGTGCCAGTCGATCCAACCGTGCCAGTCCACGCCGCGTGGGACTTGGGTATCGGGGACAGCACTGCGATCTGGTGTTTCCAGATGGTCGGCGGCGAGATCAGGTTCGTTGACTATTACGAGGCGCACGGTCAGCCACTTGCTCACTACGCAGCCGAACTGAAAGCCCGCGGCTATCACGGTGACGATTGGGTGCCGCATGATGCCAAGGTGCGCGAGCTGAGCACGGGCCGGACCAGAGTTGAGACGCTGCAGCAGTTACAACGCAAGCCGCGTCTGGTGCCAGATCACAAGGTAGAGGACGGCATCAACGCCGCCCGCGTCTCGTTTCCGCGCATGTGGTTCGACGAGACGCGCTGCAAGTACGGGCTCGAGGCGCTGCGCCAGTATCGCACCGAGTTCGACGAAAAAGCCAAGGTGTTCAAGAACGCGCCTAAGCACGACTGGACGAGCCACGCTGCTGACGCCTTCCGATACGCCGCCATGGCCTGGCGCGAGATTGTGCCGAGAGTTGAGGTCAAGAAACCGACCGACCACGTGCTCAAGGTAGATCACACCGGCCGCATCCGTTCCAACATGAGCGTCAGAGAGATCATCGAATTGAAGCGCAGGAAGAAATCGATCGATGGCTGAGACCTACGACGGCCAGATGATCGAGACCGAAGCCAAGGCTATTGAAACCGGCATGGCGCCGGTCGATGTCTGGCTGCGGCATATCGAGAAGTCGAAAGACGACGAAAAGGAATGGCGCGAGCAGGCAGAGCGCGCGATCGAGATCTATGAGGCCGGCGACCCTGGCACGGCGCAAAGCGGCAAGACCGCATTCAACATCTATCACAGCAACATCGAGACGATGGTGCCGGCGGCGTATAACTCCACGCCCGTTCCTGACATCCGCCGCCGCTATGACGACCCGGACCCGACATCTAAGCTTGGCGTCGACATCATCGAGCGCGCTATCAGCTATGCGGTCGATCAGTACGAGTTCGACACCACCATGCGCGACGTGGTCCGCTCGGCGCTGACGGCGGGTCGCGGTGTGCCGCGCGTGCGCTACAAGCCGCAGATGCGCGAGGAGATGGACCCTCAAACGCAACAGCCCGTCGAGGTGATCGGCTACCAGGAAGTTACGTGCGAAATCGTCGCGTGGGATCGGTTCATTCGCGGCCCTGGCCGGACATGGGACACGATCCCGTGGATCGCTTTTGAGCACGACCTGACAAAAGACGAGATTGACCAGCTCACAGGCGGCGACACTGAAGTCACCATGAGCGAGACGGATGCCAATCGGGATCGCGAGCTGAAAGCCAAGCCCGACGCCGGCATTTTCAAGACGACTAAGGTCTATGAGATCTGGGACAAGCGCCGCGAAGTCGTGGTGTTCATCCGGGACGAGGCCAAGTCAGAGCCGCTGAAGGTCGAGCGCGACCCGCTGAAGCTGCCCGGCTTCTTTCCCGTGCCGAGGCCATTGCAACCGATCTGGCGTCTCAGCGGCATGACGCCGGTCTGCCCCTATGAGGTCTACCGGCAGCTGATCGAAGAGCTGGACATCGTCACCAAGCGCATCAACAAGCTGGTGAAGCAGCTTCGCGTAAAGGGCCTGTACGACTCGGCAATGAAGGCCGACTTCATCAAGCTGCAGACGGCCGACGATGGCATTTTTGAGCCAGCCGAAGAGGCGACCAAGTTTGCCCAAGGCGCAGGCGGCATTGAGAAGGCCATCTTCCAATGGCCGATTGAGACAATCGCGGGCGTTGTCGAAAAGCTTTACCAGCACCGCGACAAGATCATCGAAACGATCTTTCAGGTCACGGGCCTGTCCGACATCGTGCGCGGGCAGAGCCAAGCGAGCGAGACGGCCACGGCGCAGCAGATCAAGGCGCAATATGCGGGCTTGCGCATCCAGCACTTCCAAAAAGAAGTGGCCAGGATCGCTCGTGATCTGTTCCGCATGAAGGCGGCGATCATCTGCACCCACTTCACAACTGAAAACCTGCAGGTGATGACGGGATTGCAGGTTACGCCGGAAGCCGAGCAGTTGCTCAGGTCTGACGCGCTCCGCTCCTATCGCATTGACATCGAGACGGATTCGACGATCCGCGGCGACGTCGGCCGCAAGCTTGAGCAGATGTCGCAGTTCATCCAAGGCACGGCATCGTTCGCCCAGGCTATCGGCGGCGTGGTGCAGCAGGCCCCGCCACTGTTGCCGATGTTCACCGAGGTCTATGCATCGTTCGCCCGCCAGTTCGACTTGGGCAAACAGGCCGAAGACGCGCTCGACCAAGTCAGTCAGACGATGCAGCAGTTCGTTGCGCAGCAGCAGCAGGCCGCATCTGGGCCGTCTCCAGAGCAGCAGAAGGCTGAGATGGACAAAGCCGCACGCCAAGACGAAATGGCCATGAAGCGCGAGGGCCACCAGCTCGATATGCAGATGAAACAGACGGAAATGGCCTTCAAGCAGCAGGGCCTTGAGATGGACATGGCTGCCAAGCAGCGGGCCGCCGAGATTGATGCGGAAAAGATGGTGCTCGGCGCGCAGGTGGCACAGCAGAAGGCGCAGATGATGCCGCAGAAAGGGATGGCGTGATGGGCAACCCGTTTATGAGCTTAGCTGTGCGGAACCGTGCCGAACCGATCGGTTGCATATTCTTTGGCAAGAGCGAAATCGGCGCAATTTACCGAATGCGCATTATGTCCAACAGTGGACGCACTGCCATCAAACAACGCGACAACGAAGAGAAAGATCGTCGGAGTTTGCGGGGGCTGAACCCTCACAACGTGCGCCGTCGCCGATGCAAAGTGAAGTTGAAGGCAGATCGCGTGCGGGTCGCATGGTCGTGCGTTGTCTATAATGTTCGGTTCGGCGTGTTTGCGCCCAAGGATGCGCTGCGGGCAACCCAGCGTCTCTATCCAACAAGATTATCAGCCCTAGAAGAAATCAACCGATTGGGATTTACGGTTCAATGACGCGCTATGTCTGGGACAGTCAGTCTTTCATCTTCCGCGACCGCAAGACGGGCGAGCCCATGCAGGTCGCAGACGACAACGCGATCTGCATGCCGGTAGTCCGCTCGGACATCCCCGAATATCGCAGCCCCATCGACGGCAAGCTGATCACGTCGCGCTCGCATCGTCGCGAGGATCTGGCGCGGAATGGTTGCGTCGAGATGGACCCGCCCAAGCGCCCGCGCGGGTTCAAAAACAAGCGGTTCACCAAACGGCACAGCCTGCCTTACCTCTGAGGTCTCATGTCACTCGAAGCTGAAGTTGTCGAGCCAGTAGCCGAAGCGCCAGCCGCGCCCGCCCCGGAAACGCCGGCACCTGCGCCAGAAGCCAAATCGGAGCCGCAAAGCGAGGGCGACAAGGCCGCAGCGGCAGAAGCCGCGCTTGACGACGATCTGCGCAAGGTGTTCCGCAGCACCAATCGCGAGCGCGACGAGAGCGGCAAGTTTGCGCCGAAGGACGGCAAGGCCGAAGCTCCGCCCGTTGAGGAGGCCAAGCCCGCAGAGGTGGCTAAGCCTGCCGTGCCGCCCCCGCAAAGCTGGACGGCTGACGCCAAAGCGCACTGGACCAAGCTGCCGCCCGATGCACAAGCCTATGTGGCACAGCGCGAAGCCGACGCACACAAAGCAATCAGCCAACTCGGCCAGACGGTGAAGAATTTCGAGCCCTTGGCCAAGGTCATCACGCCCCACGCTGACCGCATCGCAGCCGTGGGCGACACACCAGCCGCCTATATCGAAAAGATGTTTGCGGCTGATCAGTTTCTCATGCGTGATCCCGTCAACGCCATCAAATGGCTGGCGGACAGTTACAAGGTCGATCTCTATGCGCTGGCCGATCCGTTCGCGTCGCCAGTCGATCCGCAGTCACAGCAGCACAATGCCCAGCTGTCGGCCGCGTTTCAAGAAATCGACCAGCTTAAGCGTATGCTCAACGACACGCGCCAGGTTGTTCACGGTCGCGAGACCCAGGAACAAATGGCTCGCCAGTCGCAGGTAGAGAGCACGATAGAGAGTTTCGCAGCCGACAAGCCGGATTTCGACTCGTTGGAGACGGAAATTCTCACACTCATCCCAGCCGTAAAAAAGAGCAAGCCCGACCTGTCCCACAAAGACGTGCTGCAAGAGGCTTACGACCGCGCCAGATGGGCCAACCCCGCCACGCGACAGAAGCTGATTGAGCAGCAGCGCACGGAGGCAGAGGCCAAACGGCTCGAGACGGCGAAGTCAGCGGCAGCCAACGCCAAGCGCAGCGCTGCCATCAACGTCAACGGTTCGGCCCCCGTCCGAGGTCTCCCCGTCCTCGAGGATGACCTGCGCTCGATCTGGCGCCGGAACCACGCCAACTAGGACCACTAAGCCATGCCTTCTCCAAACTCGACGTTCACCGAAATGGTGACGACCACGATGCGCAAGCATTATCGCAAGGTCGTGGACAACGTGACCGACAACAACGGCTTGTTGACCGTGCTCAAGGAGCGCGGGAACATCAAGACGGACGCTGCTGGCGGCTACGAGATCGCCCTCCCGCTCAGCTACGCCGAAAACAGCACGTATCAGCGCTATTCCGGCTACGACACGCTCAACATCGGCGCATCGGACGTTCTGTCGTCTGCCAAGTACGACTGGAGCCAGGTTGCGCTCCACGTCACTGCGTCCGGCCGCGAGCTTCGCATGAACAACAGCGAAGAGCGCATGATCAACCTCGTGAAGGCTCGCACGGACGTAGCGTTTGCCACGGCGGCGAACAACATGAGCGTTGATCTCTACTCGGACGGCGCGCTGTCGAACCAGATCGGCGGTCTCGCCCACATGATCACGAACGACGGCACCGGCACTGTCGGCGGCATCGTAGCCGGCACGTATACGTTCTGGAAGAACAAGTTCCAGGAAGTCGCGGGCGGCGACGTGGCGGTCGACGGCGCGGCCACGGGTACGGCGCTCACCTACGCCAACCTGCGCTCGGCGATGAACACCCTCTGGCTTGCCACCAATCGCGGCAACGACAAGCCGGACGTGATCGTGGCCTCGCACGACATGTACTCGCTCTATGAGGGCGGGCTGCAGGATCTCCAACGCTACGCTGACGCCAAGATGGCTGCGGCCGGCTTTGAGGCCCTGAAATACAAGTCGGCGTCGGTCATCTTCGACGACAACACCAACTTCGGCACCACGGCCGAGAAGATGTTTTTCCTCAACACCAAGTATCTATTCCTCATGGAACACCCGGACGCGCGGTGGACTGAGGATGACGAGAAGGTGCCCGTGAATCAGGATGCCGTGGTCATCCCGATCTATTGGATGGGGCAGCTATGCTGCTCGAACCGCTCGCTACAGGGCGTCCTGTTCGACGTGGCAACCTGATCCCAACTCTGACACGGAGCAACATTCATGACTATCAGCGCAGGAGCCCTCCTCACGGGCACGTGGACCTCATCTGAACTGCGGCAGGGCAGCGCGCACGGTGCCGGCGATCACTTCACCGGTCCGGACGGCAAAATCTACAAGTTCGTTCAGTACGACACTGGGGCAGGGTCGGTCGCTGCCGTTGCTGGCAACGTCTGCTACTACTACGCGCCGAGCGGAGCATCTGCTGGTGCCACAACCGTCGTTACGTCCGACCTGTCGGACTCGGCTGGTCTGGGCGCTGGTGTGCTGCAATCGGCTCCGGCCGATGGCGAATATTGCTGGATTCAGATCAAAGGTCCGGCAACCATCACCCCCGCTCTTACGGCTGGAGCTGACGGCAACGCGCTCACTGCAGTTGGCGCGACTGACGGCACGCTCGACGTGTCGGCGCTCGCGACTGACGCGATCGTTGCCTACGCGGTCGACGCTTCCGCGAAGATCATTTTCTGCGACTTCCCGTTCTGAGGTCACTAGGCCGGGGGCAATCACGCCCCCGGCCGCTTGCTTAAGGAAACACGATGTCCGCGCAAACCGCACCGTTTCGCATCATCAAGTTCTGGACCGAATACAAGCGTGCCGCTGGCGGCTTGAAGGAAATCGACAAGGTCGAATATTGCGCGGTCGGCATGGCGCAGAAGGCGACCACGGTCGCGCGCATCGCCGACCTGCGGCGCATTCGCGAGGCGCCCGATCCCGACGACGTGGCGTCAAACATCGCCCGCGATCGCTGGGCGTTCATCGAGCGGCACTACAACGCCTGGAAAGCCGGCCAAGCCACGCCCGAACATGGCACGCCGCTTGCCGCATGGCCTGGGATCACGGCAGAGCAGGCCGACGTATTCCGCACTGCGGGGCTCAGGGCTGTCGAAGACATTGCCCAGGCAACGGATAGCGTCATCAACCGCATCAACCTGCCCGGCGTGCGCGAAATCCAGAAGAACGCACAGCGGTTCCTCGAGGCGGCGGACAGCACCGCCATTGCCGACCGCATGGCAGAGAAGGACAAGCAGATTGCCTCACTGACGGCTGATCTGGAAGAGCTGAAGCAACTCATTTTGAGGCAGCAGGACGAGGACGAGGAAGAAGACAAGCCCAAGCGCCGCGGCCGGCCGCCGAAGGTCGCTGCCGATGAGGCGACTACGTGAGCAGTCTTGTCGATATCGTCGGGGACGTAGCCACGCGCATTGGCATTCACGTGCCGGCGGCTGTGGTCGGTTCGTCGGACCCGAACACGCGGCTGTTGCTTGCCCTGACACAACAGGAGGGGCGCGATCTTGCATCGCGTCACCCCTGGCAGGTGCTTACGAAGGAGAAGACGTTCACGGCCACAGCAACGGAAGAGCAGGCGAACGTCATCCCAGCCGATTTTGACCGGTTCGTCGACAGCACGTTCTGGAACCGCACTGAAAACAGGCTGGTGCTTGGCCCCGTATCGGCCGTGGATTGGCAAGCGCTCAAGTCGGATCGTATCCAAGCGGTCCACGACACATTCCGCCAGCGCGGCAATAGCCTCTACATGCTGCCGACGCCCACGGCCGGCGCCACGTATGCATTCGAGTACGTGTCGACGTATTGGGTCGGTCTGACAGGCTCGACGACGGCCACGCTCGATGAGTTCGCGGGCGACACAGATATTCCCTATCTCGATGCAGAGTTAATCCGGCTCGGCGTGGTGTGGCGCTATCTACGGGCGCGCGGGCTCGACTATGCCGAGGCGTTTCAGTCCTACGAGCTGGCCGTAAAGCGCAAGATCGGCCGCGACGGCGGCTCGCCTACGCTCAACATGAGCGGCCCGAGTGACCGTTATCCGATCCCGCGTGCCACGATTCCCGATGGGAGCTGGAATCTCAGCTAATGATGCTCGCGCCCGCTCGCACCAACTCAAATCGTAGACCTGTCGCGCGCATCATGCCGCTGCCGTTCCCAACGAAGGGATGGAACGCCAAGCTGCCGCTAGCGTCGATGCCGCAAGATTACGCTGTCGAGTTGCGCAATTGGTTCCCGCAGCCCGGTTATGGGGAGGTACGGCGTGGCTTTCAGCGGTGGGCGTGGTCGATCGGCGCCGACGTTCCCGTTGAGACGCTTATGGCGTGGCGCGGGCCTGCCTCGAGCAAGATGTTCGCCATCGCTGACGGCACCATTTGGGACATTACGCTTCAGCAGGCCGCGACATCGGCAGCAACGGGCCTGACGCTGTCACGGTGCCAACACGTTAATCACACGACATCGGCCAATCATTTTCTTTTTGTCGTCAACGGCCAGGACGCGCCGCAGCACTACAACGGCTCGGCGTGGGCAGCGCCGACGATAACGGGCGTTACCCCAGAAGATATCGTTCACGTCAACTCGCACAAAAAGCGGCTGTGGTTTACGCTGGTTGACTCGACGACGGCCTATTACCTCGGCACCGAAGCCGTTGCGGGTGCGGCAACAGCGTTTGCGCTTGGCTCGCTGTTTACGCGCGGCGGCTATCTCATGGCCATGGCGACGTGGACTAGAGATGGCGGCTCTGGATCAGACGATTACGCGGTGTTCATCTCGTCAGAGGGGCAGATCGCGCTTTACCAAGGCACCGACCCATCAAGCGCCAACACGTGGGCACTTGTCGGCACGTTCGATGTTCCGCCCCCGATCGGCCGGCGCTGTTTCTTCAAGTACGGCGCGGATCTGGGTTTGATCACGGTTGAGGGCGTGTTTCCGCTGTCGCAGCTCCTTTCTGTTGATCAGAGCCAATCGCAGCGCGTGGCGATGACGGACGACATCACGCCGGCATTTGCGACTGCGTTTCAGTCCTACGGCTCAAATTTTGGTTGGGAGGCGTGCGTCTATCCCAAAGGCACGCGGCTCATCGTCAACATTCCAACGGCCGAGAACAGCCAAGCCAAGCAATACGTCATGAACACGGTAACGGGAGCGTGGTGCGAATTCGATTCGCACAATGCCAATTGCTGGGTTGTGTTCGGCGACAATCTCTATTTTGGCGCCAACGATGGCACCGTTTACAAGGCGGACAGCGGATCAATCGACTACGATACCGAGATCGTTGCTGTAGGCCAGACGGCATACACGGCCGTAAAATCGCCGATGGTCAAGCAGTGGAAGATGGTTCGCCCGATCGTCACCACCTCCGGCTCATCGGTGCCGGAGGTTGGTGTGTCGGTGGACTTCCAAGAGACTGACAGCCTCGCAACCACGGGCGAGGCAACGGCGGCAACGGCGCGGTTCGACACCGCTGTTTTCGACGCCGCTGTGTTTGCGTCGGACAGCAACAACATCTCCGAATGGGTTGGTGTGACGGGGATAGGCGTCTTCGGCTCGATCAAGTTCAGGGGCGAGACCGGCGAAACAAAAACCGGCTCGACGTTGTGGGGCAGCGCCGTGTGGGGCGTGTCAAGCTGGGTCGAAAGCACGTCGGCTGACGAGATTATCCGCGTCAATGGCTTTATGTTGATGACTGAGGTCGGGGGGCATTTGTGAGGCTGGTGGCAGGCCACAACGACACGGTAAACGCCTGGATCAGTCATTTTCACGGGGCGGACATTCTGCACCGGCCGTCCGAGACGTTCGGCGTGATCGATGCGGATGGTGTGCTGCGCGGGGCTATGGTGACGTGGTTCAAGACCGATGCCACGGCCGAATTGAGCGTGTTTGGCCGAACATCGAATGATGTGTGGAAGGCTTACTTTAATTGGGTGTTCGCGCACATCCATCGCCTCGAGGTGCGCACCAGCCGGCGCAACAAGGCCGTTAAGAAAGCCGCGCCGAAGTTCGGCTTCGCTTATCAGGGGCCTGATCGTGACTACTACGGTCCAGGTGACGATGCGTTGGTGTTCTACATGACCCCCGACAAATGCAGGTGGATCAATCATGGGCTCGATGTTCAAGTCGCCTAAGGCGCCGGCACCAATGAACGTGGGCGCAGTCGGCGCGCAGCAGCAGCAGCAGAACACGGCCAACGCTTTTCAGCAGGCGGCATTCAACCGGCCGAACCAGTCCGATGCGTTCGGCAACACGTTGAACTATGCGCAAAGCGGCACGGATGCGCAGGGCAACCCGATTTTTTCCGTCAATCAGCAGCTCGGCCAGACCGGGCAGCAGATGGCGGGCGGGTTCGCTGGGCTTGGCCAAGCGTATTTCGATCAGGCGGCCAATCGTCCTGATCTGGGCTCCGGCGCGGCTCTTGATCGAGCCTATTCGGCAGCGACGGCCAACATCGAACCGCGGTTCCAACGCGCTAACGATCAGATGGTGAACCGCCTGCGCAATCAGGGCCTTGATCCGACCAGCGAAGCCTACAAGAGCCAGGCAAACGATTTGGCTTTGCAGCAGCACGAAGCGCGGAACAGCCTCTATTCTCAGCTCCAAGGCCAGATGTTCAACCAGGGCCTCGCTCAGCGCCAGCAGCAGATGGGCGAGCTGAACCCCGGTTTGCAGTTCGGCATGGGCACCACACGGCCGAACGTCGTCAACACACCGGGCGTAAACGTCGGCAACGTCGACTATGTCGGGCTGAACCAAGCCCGCTACGCTCAAGAAATGGAACAGTACAAACAAAAGCAAGCGGCGCGAAGCGCTGGTCTTGGCGGACTGGCCAGCTTGGGCGGAACGGTCATCGGCGGTGTGCTGGGCGGCCCCATCGGGGCATCGATTGGCAAGTCGCTTGGCAACGCACTTGGCGGCGGTGGGGGCATGGGTATGCCGGGCGGCGGTTCCGCATTCGCGGGCGATAATGACCCGGCGGGCTCATATTATTACTACGGGTGACGCAATTGTCTGACGCAACGCCTCTGACGCTGCGCTATAACAATCCGGGCGCGGTGGAGTTCAAGCCCTGGATGTCGGCCTACGGCGCAACGCTTGGGCCGAATGGCCGCTATGCGCAGTTTCCTGGCCCCGAGCAGGGCTATCAGGTCATGTCGCGCATTCTGGACACCTACCAAAACAAGCACGGCCTGAACAACGTCGCCGGAATCGTGAACCGATGGGCTCCGCCGCAGGTCGATAGAAATTCGACCGCGCAGTATATCGCCAACGTCTCGCGCTCGCTCGGTGTCGATCCCAACTCGCCGCTATCGCCCGAGCAGCGTCCTGGCTTGATGCGCGCCATGGCGGCTTATGAGGCCGGACGAGCGCCAGCACCTCTTGGCGGTGCGCCACAGCCTGCCGCGTCGAGTCCGCAGCCACAAGCCACATCTTCTGTCGGAGCGCGACCAATGTCGTCTACTGATTCCTATTGGAACCCGTCAACCGTCAATTGGAATAGGCAGTTTGGCGGCAATCTGATGCAGCAGGGCACTGATGCGTCGCCTGTTGGCCATTGGACGCAAGCGCTTGCGCGCGTGCTGCAGGGCGGCATGGGCGGCTATATGACGGGCCAAGCCAACAGGGCGGAATCGGCCGGCAAGCAGGGCGTGTCCGACATCTACCGCCAAGGGCTCGAGCGCGGCGACGGGATGAATAAGATCGCCGCGGCTCTTCTCGGCAACCCGTTCGGCGCGGAAGACGGTCAGAAGCTTGCACAGCAACACATGATGTTGCAGGCCAAGGGGCCAGAGCAGACCGAAGCACAGCGCAACTTTGCCTATGGTGTGAGGAACCCGGATTTTGCCAAGCGCGAAGTCGAGTTGAAGCAAGCCGCGCGCCCGCAGGTCAACATCGACCAGAAAGGCGAGACAACATTTGCCTCGGAGTCGGCCAAGGCGACCGTTAAGCGGCTCGACGAGAACATTCAGCAGGGCCAGACCGCGCGGGCGCAGGGCGCTGACATTGACCGGCTCGACGAGTTGTCGATGTCGATTGGCACGCAAGGCGCTGCCGCGCAGATCAAGGCCGCGCTTGGACCCTATGCCAACGCTCTCGGCATCAAGATCGACGGGCTGGACGAAGTGCAAGCTTTCACGGGCATCGTGTCGAAGCTGGCCCCGCTGATGCGTCCGCCAGGCTCGGGCGCAACGTCTGATTTTGAGTTCCGCCAATACTTGGCCGCTCTGCCGCAGCTTGCCCAAACCGTCGAAGGCCGCAAGCTGATCCTCGATCAGATGCGCGCTTTGAACAATCACAAGGTTGCAGTCGGCGAGATCAGCGAGCGCGTGATTGCCGGCGAGATCGACCGCAAGTCGGCCGACGCCGAAATCCGCAAGTTGGGAAATCCGCTTGGCTTGTGGCGGCAGAAACCAGAAGCCTTGCCGCCGACGCCGCAAGCTGCGCCGCAGCAGGGCGCCCCGGTCGTCAACATGGGCAATCAGATCATCGAACAGGGCCGACAGATGATCCAGTCCGGCCAGATCAACTCGCAAGCCGCCATCGAGAGCGCCATCCGCGCCATCGAGAGCGGTGTTGATCGTGCCGCTGTGATTCAACGCTTGCAAACGCTCGGCATCCCCGTGCCGCCCGAGCTGATGCAGCCCGCGGCCCCACAGCCAGCGCCGCAGCGCCGCGGCACGCTCAACCGCGAGGTGATCCGCAATGGCTAATCCGGCCGATGCGCTGTTTGCCGATTTAATCGCACCGACACCGGATCGTCCGGCCAATCCGGCTGATGCGCTGTTTGCTGATCTGGCCACGCCCCAACAGCCCACAACGCCATCCGGGTTTGTCCGCGACGTCGGCAAGTCGACGGCGGCCGGCGTGGTCAAGGGTGCTATCGGTATTGCGGCATTGCCGGGAGCGGTCGAACAGCTCAGCCGCATGGGCATCAACTACGCCGGCCGGCAATTGGGCGCACAAGGCGAGGTCGTCAATCCGCAAGCCGCTTTGCCGCAGTTTTCCGACATCAAAAAGAAGGTGGAGGACAACGTCACTGGCGAGCTTTACAAGCCGCAGACGACGGCCGGCCGCTATGCTGGCGCCGTGGCTGAGTTCCTGCCTGGCATGCTGTTTCCGGTGGCGGGCGCGGCTGGTGCGGGTGCACAGCTCGGGCGCCGCTTTGCGCTCAATGTGGCCGGGCCTGGCGCAGTCAGCGAAACGGCAGGTGAGGCGACCAAGGGCACGGCGCTTGAGCCTTATGCCAGAGCTGGTGGCGCGCTTCTAGGCGGCGTGGCTCCGCAGATGATTGGCCGTGTCGTGTCACCGGGCGCGATCAATCGCAGCTCGGCAAAAGGCGTCGAGCGTGCCGAGTACGTCGATGCCATGCGCAAGGAAGGCGTGCCGTTGTCGGCGGGCGACATCAGCGGCAATCGCTCGATCCGATGGGCAGAAAGCGTTGCGGCCGACACTCCAGGCGCGGCAAGCAAGGCGGCCGTATTCCGCGATGCGCAGTCGGAAAAGTACGTTGAAGCTGTGTTGAAGAAGGCGGGAATCGACGCCAAGGCGGCCACACCAGAGGTTATTGATCAGGCGTTCACGCGCATTGGCAGCGCATTCGAGTCGGCTGCGCAGCGTATCGCCGTGCCGCTCAATGTCCAGTCGGGCGCTGTCAATGTGCAATCGCGCGTGGCCAAGATCGCCGACGATTATGAGCGCATCACCGAGCCGTCGTTGCGCAGCGCGCTCCCACGCGCCATTGCCGACGACGTGGCGTCGCTGGCCGCTCAGAACAGCCACATGACGGGCGACATCTATATTGTCTGGCGGTCTCAGCTAGGGTCCGCCGCACGCAACGCACAAGATCCCCGTACCCGTGACGCGCTTTATGCAATGCAGAACACGCTAGACGACATCGCAGAGCGGTGGGTGTCGTCGACAGGGCGGCGCGACGTGGCGCAAACGCTGCGAACCGCTCGGAAAGAGTATCGCAACCTGCTGGCCATCGAACGCGCAGCGATCAGTGCTGGAGAGGGCGCAGCGCTCGGCATTTTCTCGCCGCAACAATTGGCCCAAGCCGTCAAAACCGTGCACGGGCAGCGCAACTATTCCCGCGGGCGTGGTGATCTTGTCGATTTGGCCCGTGGCGGCGCGGCACTCATGGCGCCGTTGCCCAACAGCGGCACGCCAGCGCGGCTTGTGATGTCGGCTCTCGGCGCTGCAGCTGGCTCGGCTGTGGCTGGCGCTCCAGGCGCGGCGGTCGGCGTGCTTGCGCCTTTGGTCGGCCAAGCGATTGCAGGCCGCAGCATCATGAGCCCGACCATGCAACGCTACCTCGGCAATCAGGTGGCGGCCCCCATGGTGAGCCTGCCAGCTGCGAACCGTATGTCGACGCGGTCTGGCGCGGCGGCACAGTTCAACGAAACTGAGAGTGAGCGCCAGCTCATCGCGCGGGCGTTGGCGCGTTAGGCACACAACACGGGATGATCATCATGGCAGACCCAGTCAACAACTTCAGCCCCCTCACGCCGGAGCAGCAAGCGATGAGCATGGAGGCAATGAGCACAATCGCGAGCGCGCGTCGCAGCATCGACAACATGTAGCAAAGGATTCAGGTCATGAACAATCAAGGCGACATTCTTCAGCAGCTCACGCCCGAACAAATCATGATGCTTCAAGCGTTGCTGTCCGGCAGCGGCGGCGCCGGCCAGGCCATGCCCGCGGAGCAAGCGCAGGCAATGGGGCAGATGCCAGCGGTGAGCAATGGAGCCCCGCCGCAGATGATGCAGCAGCAGGCTGGCATGAACCCAGCCGCACGGCAGAAGATGATTCAAGAGCTGATGCGCCGATAATCGCCCAAACCTAGTGCCTGCGTATCATCCAAGGATAACGCCCCTTGCCCCGCAACGGATCAGGCACCTATTCAGTCCCGACCACGTACACATCTGGTCAGACCATCACCGCCGCGGTCGTCAACTCCAACTTCTCCGACGTTGGAAGCGAGCTGACCAACAGCGTCGCGCGCGATGGTCAAACCACAATGACTGGACCGCTGAAGGCGGCCAACGGCACAGCGGCGGCGCCGGCCGTGACGTTCGCCGCGGATACAGACACCGGCATCTATCGCAAGAGCGCCAACACAATCGGCGTGGCGTGCGGTGGCTCCGAGGTGGCGGCAATCTCGTCGTCTGGCATCGAGCTTTCATCGGGGTTTGTGACCGTCATGCCGCCCGGCGCCATGATGCCGTATGTCGGCACGTCTGCGCCGACAGGATGGGTTCGCGCGAACGGCCGCACCATCGGCAACGCTTCCTCGAGCGCAACGGAACGCGCCAACGCTGACACAGAAGACCTGTTTACTGTTCTATGGGACAGCTACAGCGATTCGGTCTGTGCCGTCTCGTCTGGTCGAGGCGCGTCGGCTGCCGCGGACTATGCCGCGAACAAGACAATTGCGCTTCCCGATTTGCGCGGCCGATCGTTCTTCGGCCTCGATGACATGGGCAACAGCGCGGCATCGCGCCTTGGCACGGTCATCACGTCGGCAACCACTAACGGCGCATCAGGCGGCACGGAAACCGTTGCTCTGGCGACCGGCGAACTGCCGAGCCACACCCACGGCCCCGGCACGCTGGCAACGTCCTCGGCCGGCGCGCACACGCACGACATCACGGGCGGTACGTCGGCCAACACCGAGACGGCGGGCGCGGGACCACGCGTATCCAACATCACGGCGGGGCAGCCCGTCATCGGCGTCGCTGGCGCGGCCTCGGCCGGCGCGCACACCCACAGCGTTACCAGCGGCGTAACTGCGGCGACCGGCTCCGGCACGGCGCATTCCAACATGCCGCCCGCTTGGCTCGCAACCTTTATCATCAAGCTCTGAGGTCAAGCGATGTCGCGCAGCGCCGGCACTTATACGCTCCCGTCTAATTCCGTTTCGCCAGCCGTGGCGGACACGGTAATCAGTCCTACCGACTTCAACGCGGTGATGGACGATATTGAAACGGCGGTTAACGAAAGCACCTATACCGCAGGGCTTGGCGCGACCGACAATCGCCTCGTGCGCACGGATGGGACCGACACAAAGAAAATTCAGGGTGCCAGCGTCACGCTCGACGATAGCGCCAACATGTCGGGTATCGCTGCACTGTCGGCGACAACGATAGAGCTGGGGCACGCAACGGATACTACCCTTGCGCGGTCTGGTGCGGGCGATATCACCATCGAGGGCAACGCAGTCTATCGGGCCGGCGGTGTGGATGTTGCCCTCGCCGATGGCGGCACGGGCGCGAGCCTGACAGATCCGAATGCCGATCGAATTATGTTCTGGGACGACAGCGCCAGCGCTGTGACGTGGCTTGAGGTCGGGTCGGGGTTGTCGATTACAGGGACGACGCTATCGGCAAGCGGCGCGGCCGGCGACGTGACGGCAGCCTCGGCATTTGCAACGGATAACCGTCTGATCCGTTCGGACGGCACCGGCAAGGGGGTGCAGGCATCCGGCATTGACATCGACGATAGCGATGTGATGACCACGCCGGGGCGGATCATCGCGACCAAGAACGGTGCGCTCGATGCGCCTACCATCGCCGTTAATGGCACTCCAATAAGCGGGGGCACGGCGACAACGACCAAACCGCTCGTCTTACTGGAGCACGGCGGCGCGACAAGCAACGCATGGAGCACGAGCGGCACGGTTCTGGGAATCAACTTTCCCACTGGTTTTACTGGCAACGCAATCGACATTCAGCGGAACGCTGTAAGTGTGCTCTCATGGTCGACTTCCACAGGCTGGAGATTTGGGTCAAACGTCAACTTAACAGTAAGTGGGGCCACACTTTCCTGGACCGGTTTAGGAAATACAATTCTTACATCTCCAGCAGCCGCAACGCTTCAATTCGGCGCCACCGATACAGCGTCTCCGGTCGCTCAGACGCTCCGCGCCCAGGGCTCTCGCTCTGGCACTGATACCAACGTCGGCGGCGGCAACCTCACGATTCAGGCCGGCACGGGCACGGGCACGGGAACGGCAGCCTCGCTGATCCTGCGTTCGCCCGTGACTGTCGCGTCTGGCACAGGCGCTCAAACGCAGACGACGGGCCTGACGATCACGAGCGGCGTGCCCTACGTGCCGAGCTACACGGTAGCTGGTGCGCCGTCTGCCGCGACTGCGGCCGGCATCATTTACGTGAGCAACGAAACCGGCGGCGCCGTGCTCGCGTTTTCGGATGGCACCAATTGGCGCCGCGTCACAGATCGCGCGATTATTGCTTAAGGACCGACGATGAGCGAGACACCAGAAGTCCCGACCGTAAAGCCGCAGATCGAGACACCGCCTCCTCCCTACGATCCGCGCTATCAGAACGCGGTGGCGACGTACACCGAGACGGCCGACGCGATTGTGCAGGAATGGCACGTCGAGACGTGGCCGATCGACCGGGTGAAAACGATCTATCGCAACCGGGTGGAAGAGGAAGCGGAGCGCATCCGTCTGCGCTACATCACGCCGGGCGCTGGCATGGCGATGACCTACACCGAGAAGCATCAGCAGGCACAGGCTGTGGAGGCGATGGGAGAAGCGGCGGCCAACGCGCTGACGCCAGAACAGCGCACGTCTCAGTTCCCGACGCTGGCCGCATCGGTCGGCATCGAGGCGCCGACGCTGTGGGGCTGCGCCCTGCTGGTGATCCAGAAATACGAGCAGTTTGCACAACTCTCCGGTGCCATCGAGCGCGCGCGTTTGCTCGGTAAGAAGGCGATCAGTGATGCGTCCGATCAGGCGGCGGTTGTCGCTGCATATGGGGCGATCACATGGCCGAACCCGTAGCATCGAGGGATTGGCGCCAGAAGCACCGCGAAGTCCGCCACGAGCGCACGACCGAGGTGCGCGCCGAGACGCTGCCCGCTGATGTCGTCGACCTCATCACCGACATGGCCCAGCAAGTCGCGCGGATCAACCTCGAGCTGATCGACGCGAAGCAGCGGCTAGCGGCCATTGAGTCCATCGAGATCGACAAGCGGTTGCTCAAGGGGGCGGCATGAGGTTCGACACACTCGCCCGCGAATACGCCACGCTCTGGGACAACATGGAGGTGACACGGCTTCACAGGTCCATCGAGCGCACGGCCGACCGCATCATCGAGAACCGCTCCCGCTATGAGGCCATTCAGGCCACAACCGGCGTGCCGTGGTTTGTCGTTGGGATCATTCATTCGCTCGAGACGGGCCTGCGCTTTGATCGGCACCTGCACAACGGCGACCCGCTGACGGCGAAAACAAGGCTCGTTCCCGCCGGGCGACCCTTGGGGCATGCCCCCTTCACATTCGAGCAGAGCTGCCAGGACGCGCTTTGCATGAAGTCCTACGACAAGATCCCCGCTTGGCCGGTCGAACGCATCGCCTGGGCGCTGGAGAACTACAACGGTTGGGGCTATCGCCGGTATCGCAAGATCCTCAGCCCGTACCTGTGGAGCGGGTCGAACCACTACGCCCGAGGCAAGTACGTGGCCGATGGCAAGTGGAGCTCTACTGCGGTCAGCACGCAATCGGGTGGAATGCCCCTGCTCAAAGCGATCGCGGACAAATGCCCCGACGTGCAGATTGTCTCGATGTTCGCGGCGACGCCCGATCCTGAGCAGCCGAGCCCAGCCAGCAACGCCAGCGCATCGGAGCCCGCCGTGCCTACCGGCGCTGCCGCTGTCGGTGGCGCTGGCATCATCAGCGGTGGTGCTCTGCTGGCCGATCCTGCTGGCGTCACGAGCACGGCAGTCGCGGTCAAATCGAATGCCTCTGCCCTGCTTGCCGGCGTTGATCTGGTGACGTGGGGCGTTCCGCTGCTGATCGCTGTGGCTGTGCTGGCGTTCTTCTACTGGAGCCGCAAGAATGGCTGACCCCGTCAACGGCCTGCTCGCCGCACGGATGGACCCAGAGCGCCGACGCCGCATCGGCAATGCCCTGATGGCGTACCAGTACGACCGGGAAACACCGCAGGACGCCGCTGTCACCGAGCGCGCGGGCCTTTTCCCGCTTGCCACCTATGCCAACGGGCAGACCGGCCCTGCATGGCCTGGACTGATCGCCACGCCAGTTGAGAAAATGGCGCAGGTGCTCAGAGGCGAGATCACGCCCGGCACGCCCGAGTTCAATGAAGCCGGTTTCGACATCGCAGGCGCGGCCATGGTGGGAGGGCTGGCAGCGGCACGGCCGAGAGTTACCCCATCAACAACGGTTCTGCCGACATCGATGTCGCAACCCGAAATAAATTATGCAACACCACGCGACGTGCTGAAAAAGGCTGAACGGCAGGCATTTAACCGCATTTCTGCAGGGTCAGTGAACCCTATCACGGAGCAGGCATGGCACGGCGGACGCGACAACTGGTTTTTGACGCATGGCACTGCAGACCGTTCGTACGAAGGCCCGTGGGGCTCGAGCAATCGCGACGTAGCCGGCACATACACCAGCAGCGCAACCGGCTACACTGCCAACGGCGCTATGATGGTTCCCGTTGAATACAGGTTCCGCAATCCGATGGAGTTCGACGCTAAGGGGAGATTGTGGAACGAATTGCCCGTTTTGACTGATAAAAATAGGCATATTGTGTATGAGACAGACGATTTAGCGCGAGCAGCTCAAGAGCGCGGCCATGATGGGCTTGTGGTCCGCAATGTCGATGATTTGCAGGACGGGCGCGGCGGGTCGTTGTCGACGACGTATAAGCCGCTGCAACGCGGCACCGTTTACAGCCCTCTTACCGGCGACCTCCTCTACGCCAACGCCCGCCCCGGCGCTGCTCTAGGGGCTGGGCTGAGTGGCGCGAGCGAGCGCCAAGGCATCCGCGCCTATCACGGCTCCCCGCATGACTTCGACAAGTTCGATACAAGCAAGATCGGCACGGGAGAAGGCGCACAGGCGTATGGCCATGGGCTGTATTTTGCGGAGAATGAAGCCGTTGCGCAATCCTACAAGCAGCCGCTTCTTGGCATGGCCAGGGGGCAAAGTGGAGCCGACGTTGTAGCGCGGCAGGCTATGAGCACAAGCGCGACACCGGAAGCCGCCATTGAGTTTATTCAGCAAACTATCGCGCACCTGCGCAAAAGGGGCCCAGAAGGCGAGAAGGCAATCCGCGAGTTCTACGAGCCTGCAATTGACATCGTGCGAAGTGGCGGGAAGCCTGACGGCCGCATGTACGAGGTGAACATCAAGGCCAACCCTGACGAGTTCCTAGATTGGGACATGCCGCTGAGCCAGCAGAGCGAGAAGGTGAGGGCGGCGCTTAACAGTATCCCTGAAGCGCAAGCGTTGCAACGTCAGCCGATTTACCCAGACTTGGGCCCCTGGCGTGGGTCTGACCTGCCGGTGGAAATTCTTACCAGTAGAAGCGGCACGTGGCCGCGCAGCGGGATGTCTCAGTACGATCCTGAAATTTCAGCAGTGTTCCGCGACGCCGGCATTCCCGGCATCAAGTACCTAGACCAAGGCTCTCGTTCTGCTGGCGAGGGCAGCCGCAACTACGTCGTGTTTGACGCCAACCTGATCGAGATTCTCAAAAAGTACGGCCTCCTAGGCATGCTCGGCGCTGGCGGCATGGCTCAAGAGCTTTTGAAGCCGTCTAAGCCCACCATCCCGGATGATGCAGCATGATCACGACCTTCTTTCGCACCATGACAGGTCAACTCGCAGTCGTCGCGATTGCCGTCTCTGCCGTCGTCGGCTGGGTGGCGTCCATCAAAAGTAAGGCGGTTACAGAGGAGCGTGCGCGCGTCGAAGCGAAGAGCAACCAGAATGCCAAGAAAGCCGATGCTGCTCGCCGCAGCGCTGACAAGCTGCCTTCTGACCGGTTGCGCGACAAATGGTGCCGTGACTGCTGATGCAAGCTGCAAAGCGTTCCAGCCCATCGCCATGAGCAAGCGCGACACAGACGAGACGAAAAGGCAGATCATCGGCCACAACCGGGCCTATGAGGCCATCTGCCCGGCGTCGGAGCGCTCAAATGGATGAGCGATTGGCTGTCATATCAGATTGGGCGGATCGCAAGCGACGTGAGCGAGACCAATCGCAAGGTGGACGACCTCACCCACAAGGTGGATTCGGCTCTCTCGTGGGCGCAACGGCTGGTGCTGCTGGGCCTGTCGATCCTGGGTGGTCTGCTGCTCAATTACTCGCCGGACAAGACGGGCGAGGCCCTGGCAGCCTTCCTCAAGGCCCTTCGATGAGCGTGCGGGTTTGCCACGCGCTGCTTGCCATTGCGATAGCAGCTTGCCTGATTGGAATCGCCCGCAATGCGTGGTGGGTCGTGATGCACTGGTGACTGGCCCTTTCTAGTCTTCCAAGTGCAGCGGAACATCCCGCCACTCGATTACGCTCTCAACTGCGATGCCTTTGTCGTCGAGACGTAGGACCTGCCAGGCCTGTTGCAACCGGGGCGGGCTTGTTGTCGTGGTCCGGCTACCGAGCCAGCGCAGTTGAGGCGTAACTGTCGACACTGAGTGTCCGCCGAGTAACAAAACTTGAGTTTCGGCTGACATCCGTCCGGCCTCCGTTGGTGCTTTATGCGTCGTGGCGGCGGTAATCCGCCAGCCACTTCTTGATTGCCTTTTCGAAGGCGACAGGGTCGCTCGCACTAATGGTGCTGCCGCGCGTTCCGCCACCGTGGCAAATCTGCCGGCCAAGCGTTCCGCTGCGGCGTGCACTACCAAAATCGCAGTAGACGTAGCCACCGCCTGGGCGGCTGAATGTCCATTCGTCGCCGTTCGGCCACACGGCCGTCAGCGAGCCTGAATTCTCGCGGCGCCACTTGATGCGGTTTGCACTGGCGCGGTTCGGGTGGTTCGTCATGGTCTTGTCTCCGCCCCTGATTCCGCGAGGCGCCGGTCTGATGGTGGATAGATAGCAAATCACCGATTGACCGTCAACATAATTCGTGCAAAAAAGGTTGCGAAACGTTCGGACGAATTATCCACAGCCGAAAGCTTATGGCACAGTGAAGTCACCGGAGCAGACCCAAGGCGAGGTAGTGGGATACGCCCGCGTCTCGACCGAGGACCAAGACCTGAAGATGCAAATCACGGCGCTAGAAAAATCTGGCATACCGCGCAACATGATCTTCTCGGAGAAGGTCAGCGGTGCCGCGCGGCGGCTTCCCGAGCGCGAGCGTGCGTTGAAGATGGCGACCCGGCCGGGCTGGGTGTTGCGCGTGTGGAAGCTCGACCGGCTCGGCCGCTCGATGCGGGACGTGGTCAACATCGCCTATGATCTGGCCGACGCTGGTGCCAGCGTGCAGACAATGGACGGCATCGATACAGGGCGGCCGATCGTTGGTCCTTTGATCCTGAACGTACTGGCAGCCGTTGCTGAGTTCGAGCGCGCGATGATCGCAGAGCGCACCAAGGCCGGCATGGCCGCTCGGAAGGCAGCAGGCCAGAAGTTTGGCGCGAAGAAGAAGATCAACGCGAAGCTGCGAGCCACGATCCGCAAGCAGCTTCGCGAGAAAGACCCGGCCACGGGAAAGCTGCGCTACACCATCACCGAGATTGCCGAGATGCACGATATGGTGGCGTCGACTATCCAGAACGACCCGGCGCTGCGCGGGCTGAGAACGCAGTGGGGCATCAGCCGGCGAGGCCGGCCCCCAGGCAAGAAGCGAAACTAAGGAGCATCGGGTGGCGCTTAGAGCTTTGGACCTGTTCTGCTGCGCTGGCGGTGCGTCCGAGGGGCTGCGCCGCGCTGGCTTCGACGTGGTTGGTGTCGATATCGATCCGCAACCGCAGTATCCGTTCGAGTTCCATCAGGCCGACGCCATGACGTTCCCGCTAGGCGGCTTTGACTTCATCTGGGCTAGCCCGCCGTGCCAAGCGTACACGCTATGCCAGCGGATCATGAAGAATGACCACCCCGACCTCGTTGCGCCGACGCGCGAGCGATTGAAATCGTCAGGCGCATTTTGGTGCATCGAGAACGTCCCAGGCTCCCCTCTCATCGAGCCAATCGAATTGTGCGGGACCATGTTCGGCCTCAAGACGTACCGGCACAGGCTGTTCGAGTGCTCATACCCAATCGATCAGCCGCCTCATCCTAAGCATGAGGCGCGCAACGCGAAGATGGGGCGCCCGATCCGTGACGGGGAGTTTATCCAAGTGGTCGGCAACTTCTCGAATGTAGCGTTCGCGCGTGAGGCTATGGACATCGGCTGGATGTCTCGCGACAAGCTGCGTGAGGCAATTCCGCCATCGTTCGCGGAGTACGTCGGCCTCGCTGCTCGCGTAGCTATTGCGAAGCGTGACGTGGAAGATCTCAACAGCCGCAGCCGCAACATGCTGGCTGCGTAATTCGTGCAACCGAGGAGAGACGCCATGCGCGACCATCTCGGCCGACGGATCGGTGAAAAATTCGAGCTTGATTGGAAGCTGCCGCGCCGCGACGAGCTGGCGATTGCTATCCGTATCTCACTCACCCGTCGCGGCGTGACCTGGGGCGAAAACCTGCACACTGATGAGCAGTGGGCCGAGATGGCCGACGAGATCATTGAGACACTTGAAACGGACCATTAGAGGAGACCGCCGTGGCCGTGAAACATGACCTGTCGCAAGCCGAACGTGAGACGGCTATTCGCGTCCTTGGCGCGGCTGACGGGTACGCCAGCATGCTGATCCGAGTGCGGTCGCAGATTGCGAACGTGATGAGCGAACGGATTGACGAGCGGCACACTCGCAAGCTGGCGGCGAGAGATCAGATCCTGCGCCCGCTCGTAGCGCTTCGCGACCACTGCGAAACTCAGCACCGCGAGTGCAGCAACGCCTACAAGCGCAGGATGGCCGGCGAGAACCACTAACAACGGAGGGCCAATCGTTGGCCATTTCGTTGGCAGCCCAACTCACCTAGCAACCTAAAGCCTTGATTTGAATGGTCGGAGCGGCGAGATTCGAACTCGCGACCCCTTGCTCCCGAAGCAACCGAGTCAGC